TACTTGTGCTATCTCTGCACAACCATTTGTTGTATTAGGATACATAGCAACTGCTGGAACCCATATTGATTCTTTACCTGCAACTTTTATTGCAGAACCACCAACTTGAGCAACACCATTCCCATTTGGTGCTATGTTAATGTTACCATCGGCTGCATCTGTAATAGTTATTGTACCTGAATCAGTTCCACTGTTTGTGCTTAATACTAAATCTGCAGCACCACCTGTTGTAACTGTAAGTGCACCTGCACCATTTGAAGTTAAAGTAGCAGCTGCTCCAGAGTCTCCAACTTTTACAGTATCACCAGCAAGAACAACATCTCCAGTTCCTTTTGGTGTAATGTTTATATCAATATTTGAATCATCTCCTGTAGATGAAATAGTTGGCCCTGCACCAGTTGCTGCGTTTGCAATTGTAAATTCGTTAACTGCAGAACTTGTAGCTGTTAAAAGAGCTAGTTCATTTCCGTTAGTATCTAAAACTGAAGTTCCAATTTTAGGTGAAGTTAAAGTTTTATTTGTTAAAGTTTGTGTTCCAGTAAGTGTAACATCACCAGCTGGTAAAGTATCTATGTCTGGATTAGTCCCATCGTTTGCAGTTGCAAATACTAAAGCATCACCTTTATTATCTGCTGCAAAAGTAAAGCTATCTCCTGAACCTGAAGCGTATTTAAATTGAACTGTATGTGACCCAGATGTTGAATTTCTTAAAAAATAAAATGTTTGAACGTCAATTGGAATAGTTACAATTTGATTTCCTGTAATAGTCCCTGTGAACTCAATCATTCTGTGAGAAAGTTCTGCACCGGTTGCTCCATCACTAACAGCTAATGCTGTAGTTTGTGCACCACCCGCAATACTTTTTGCGATATATCCACCAGAAATTTGTTCTATAATTTGTAAATTAGTATTAGTTTTTGTTCCCCATGTACCAGCGTTTTCACCAGTAGCTTGGAGTTCTACCCCTAAAGGTGTATATGTTGATGCCATAAATTTTATCTCCTATGCAGCGTCACTATAACTTGTATTTGATCCTGTTGCAACATTTGTATACGATGAATTTGACCCTGTGTCAACGTTTGAATATCCTTGAATTCCAAACCCTGAAGAAGTTCCAAAAACAGCGACAGAAGCAGTTGCAGAGACTCCTGTTAATCCTATAACTTGATCAGCAACCGTAACTGATCCTACACTTACAGTTGCAGAAACTCCTGTAACTCCCATCACATCAGCAGGTGATAAACTACCCACATTTGATGTCGCTGATTGACCCGTTGGTATTAAAGTTATATCACTGTTTGATATTATTTCTCCAACTGAAGTAGTCGCAGAAACTCCTGTTAATCCCATAACATCTGCAGGCGATAATGATCCTACTGCAGAAGTCATAGCTTGACCTGTTAATCCTATAACTTGATCAGCAACTGTAACTGATCCAACTGAAGAAGTTGCAGAAACTCCTGTTGGTTCTACAACTACGTTTCCAATTATTGTAGGTGATCCAACATTTGAAGTTGCAGAAACTCCTGTAACTCCCATAACATCCGCAGGTGATAATGATCCAACACTTGCTGTAGCAGACTGACCATCAAGTAATACGGTTCCTTGAATACCCCAACCACCTTGGTTCCAAGGTTGTCTACCCCAACCTGAACCTATCTCTGCTTCTACTGTTACTGTACCTACAGAAACTGTTGCTGCTACACCACTTACTTCTACTTTAAAAGTTCCACTCCAACCATCTTCACCCCAAGCATCAGATCCCCAACCTGCTTCAGGAAAAGCAGTTATACTTCCAACAGAGGCTGTTGCTGATACACCAGTTGGTTGAATTAAATTTACACCAGATTGCCAAGAGTTAGATCCCCATGTGTTTTCACCCCAATCACTGTCTCCTACGTAAGCTGATCCACCCATTGCAGAGTGGTTACTACAATAATAATAAAGAATACTTGGAGCATCAGAAGCAACTGTTATTTGAGTATATGCTCCTGAACTTCCTGGAGTGCCGTTAGTTGTAACTCCGGTTGTATATTCAGAACCTCCACCATGTGTTCCATTTTCTGTTGTTGATAATCTTAATGGGTGATTATTATTAGATGAATCAGATTGATCAAATCTATAAGTTCCGCCTCTTGATAATAAAACTGAATCTTGGATTACGCCATCAACAGCATATTTATTACCACTCGCCGTGCTTACGACGGTGATTGTAAATGTCGTAGTAGACATAAGAGTCTACCTCCTATGCTATTCTTATGATCGCGTTTGTTGCGTCTGCTGTTGGAAATTGAATTGTGAAAGTTCCGCTTGTTACAGTTTTATCTGCGCCAAATGCAATAACTGCACACGCTGGATCACCTGATGCTGAATCATTATAAATTAAAGCACCATTTGCTGTAAAAGATGCATCTGTGTAACTAACATCATTAAAATCACAAACAGCTGTTGTGCTTGAAGCTGTTGGAGTTACGCTTGTTAAAGTAGCTCCTCCTGAAGTATATGCAGTTCCTGATGAGTTTGTTATTTCATTAGAAGATGAAAAAGCTGTTGTGCTTGCACCTAAAGTTGCAGAGCTGGTATATAAAGCTATTTTAAATGTATTACCTGTTGTTGCTGTAAAATCATGAACTCCTTTTAAAAGTTCTACTTTAAAACTTGTACAAACTGCCGATGTTATTGCCATAATTTATCTCCTATGGGTTTGCTGAGGTTACCGGAATACGAACAGCGCCATCAGTGTAGTCGTCTCTTCGTCTTCTACCAACTTGCTCGTTAGCAAACTTCTGTACCTCTTGTTTATACTTATTTTCATATAGTGTCAACATATCTATTGGACCTTTTAAAAATGAATATGTCTCTGATAAACAGCAATATAACAACCCATTTGGGAAGTTAAGACTAATATAGTTAGTGTCATCATTTTCTAATAATGCAGGTGCTACGTTGTAGTGGACTCTAAATTTGTAAGTAGTATCAGGAACAGGGGCAAACATCATTCTGCCGGATGTAGTATCTGACTCTCCAGTGGCACCACCAAACATGGCATAATATTTAGGTTTACCTCTTTTAGAGGATTCAGTTGAAGATATATATTCTTGTAAATAACTAATATCCTTTTTTTCTAAATAAATGTTAGCACCTGTTGTAGCTGAGGTAGAATCATAAACTTGTATGGCTCTAATAAAAACTGCTCCTGCTGGAGCGTTAATAGTTTCTTGACCTGTAACTAAATTACCAGTTTGTTGTTTTCTATCAGCATCAATTGGTACATCTCTAAAAATTCTATATTGTGCATTTAATATTATGTTTTCTAAGACACTGTCTGATAATACAGTGGAGTCTACTTCTGTATAACTTCTAATTTGTGTTTTTAATCCTGACGCACTTAATCCAGCCATTATGCTACTCCTGCGATTTCTCTACAAGTAGGACAACTTTTTTTATATCTATTATGTGTTCCACATTTCCACTTTTCTGGTTCTGTAACTTTTTTAACTTCTTCATATAGAACAAGGTGTGGATCTTGTTTTTCTGGTTTAAATATATTTTTTATCCAATTCCAAATTTTATTTATCATGGTGTTATTGTAACTGGTCCTGCAGACACAGTTGGTCCTCCTCCTTCTTCTGTTATACTAGGAGTTGAGCCTAGTGTAAATGTATATTTATCTGTTGTAGTTACTGTTATACTAAAACCTGAAGAGTCCTCGTAAGCTGTAAAAGCTACACCTCCAGGACTTCCTTGCACATTTCTAAATCTTACTGTATCTCCTGAAGTTCTTCCATGATTATTTTCTGTTACAGTTATTGTTGTCGATGATGCTGTAGTAGAAAAAGGATTATTACCTAATAGAACAGCAACAACTGGTTCTACTCTATCTGTTCTAACATTTCTTAATGCAATGCCATCTGCACCGTGTGGTTTAGGTTCTAACTGTGGTTGTTTAGCTTCGTATTCTGAAACATGGACCAGAGATCCGTTCCATTCTCTAAGCATTTCCTTATATGGAAACTCCATACCTGATCTATCTGATATTGCTTTTGCGTATTTACCTGTTGCGTATTTAGACATTATGCTCCTGGGTAGTATGCTTTTGGTGTTATGTGTGTACTAGATGCAGAGCCATCTTCTGCTAAAGCTCTAGCAAATTCATCTTCGTAATATAATTTCATTTGTTGAATTAGTTGTGGTTGATATTTTTGTGCAAGGTAAAATGCTAAACCTGATATCATGCATGGTACAAATCTAAATGGTACGTCAGTTGCGTTTGTATAATCTCCAATATCTTGAATTCTTTTTATGTAATAAAAATGCATATCTTTAGACGCGTTAGTAGAATCTGGTGTAGGATAAATTTGTATACTAACGTGATCTATAAATCTTTGAACAAAATATTGATTAGGTGTGCCCTTAGAAAGTTTATTTGAAAAACCTCCATAAGTTGATCTATCAACCTTTGTCATTGGACTATCTGATTGTGTAGTTTGCGTTCTATTAGATCTTAAATGTGCTTCAAGAACATCTGATAT